ACCATAAACTCTTTAGAGCTTGTAGCTAACTTACATGCTTGTTTTGCTGTTAAGCTCTTAAAGTCGATCTGACTTCTTTTTTTAATATCTATCATAATTAATAAATAAAGTATTTTTGTAAATCGTTTGTATTCATAAATAACCCTGTTTCAGAACGAAGATAATCTGCATCGTACCAATAAGCGTAAGCTAATAAAAAGCCCATACACCCTTGTTCTGTGAATACATCTACTAATTTTTGTATATCATCGTTACTGAAAACCCTTTTTAAGTCCCATAGAGGTAAATCCTCTAAGCACAAACATTCTACTATTTGCTCTCTTTTAGGCAAATTCATTTTTCTTAGCTCTATCATAATTAATCACAAAATATAGCTACTAAAAAAGAAAATAATCCTATTCCAATAATTACTGCTGTCATACCTAAAACATAGGTACACATCATTGCACTAAATTCCTTATTGCTCATCGTAAATCCTCCTTCCTTCTTTATCGAATAATATCCCAAAGTCATCTAAAAATTCAGATACCCTACCCCATTCAGTTAGTGCATTGTACTCCTTTTCAATAATGCCTAACATAAATTCTTCCATATCCTTCTTAAATAAAGAGAGTGCTAAATCATAATCCTCTTGACTTGGTGCAGTCTGAACAAACTCTAACCAATTAGCACAATGTATGCATTCTGGAAACTCTTGCAAGAAGTTCTCTGCTACCTCATAAGGCTCTTGTTCAAATTTATAGTCCACATAAGTAGGATTTATTTCTACCTGAAAATCCTCTACATAAGCACCTAAATCTCCAAACAAGTCAATAGTATCTTGATACCAATACTCATCAAGTGCAAGGTCTTTGTTTTTCTCTACTGCATACTCTTGAGCATCTGCATAGAGTTCTCTAAAATAATAATGTTTTTCCATAATTAATAAATTTCTATATTAAGTTCCTTGCATAGTTCCTGCATAGTAGCTTGACCATCCATTGATAATCTATCATAATCAGTCCAAATTAAATCACCAACAAGTGATTGAATAGTTTTTAGTTTAGCTTCCATAATTATTTAGTTAATTGTTTTTCTTGAGCATTAATATAGATTTCTTTAATGATGTTCTTATCAGCTTCACTCATATAGTGAAGCTCCTTATCTAAGGATTCTAAATCCTCGAAATAATCAAGCGGACTATCGCTAACATCTTCAATCATTCTATCAAGAGCATAAGACCTATCATTAAGATAAGTCCATTCATTGTAGCTCATCATGATTTGTTCCTTTACTTCACCATCAATGTAAGTTTCTGTTCCACCAAAATCACAACCACATTCTTCAAATTCAATAGTTGCCATGACTTTGTACTTCTCAGTTATTCTTCTTACAAAGTGAGTAGGAGGTGACCAAGCTGAAGTTCCACCTACAATTAACATTTCATCATCTAAGTCATTCTGGTCAATATCCCACCACTTAGTCCCATAGGTGTCATACAAGCTAAGGATATCTTCATCAGTATTATTCTCGTTAAATAAATAATTAGCTAATTTAGTTAGATAGCCATCAGACTGATTTAAGCCATCTTCTATATCTCTATGCAGTTTCTTTAGAGTAGCTTTGTTTCCTTCAAAGCCTACCCAATTCCAACAATAATTTGGCATAATAATAGATTATTTAGTTAAGTGATTTAATTGAAGTTTAGTTAAGAAGTTTTCGAAGTCCTGTTCGTACTTCTTAATTAGTTCCTTTTGTCTTTCTGCATCAGCTTGTCTTTTAGCTTTTGCAATGTTGTGCGTGAATTGTTCTTTTTTCATTTTGTTTAGAATTAATGTTCGATACAAACCTAAAAACAAAAAGTCATTCGTTTTCAGACTTTAACATTTCTTTAAGAAAATTTTAACACTTTTTTTGGGACAAGCGGAAAACCCCCCAAGCGTCTGGAAACGCAGGGGGTACTATGTTAAAGAAAGTGAAACGGACTATGAGCTTTGCGAATAGACCCTACTATGTTAAAGAGGGTACTATATTAAAGGGGGTACGCTGTTAAAGAGGAAGGAAGGCTACTATGTTAAAATAATAAGAGGCCAGCTACTTTTGTTCGCTGACCTCTTACCAACAAGAGTCCGTAATGTTTGACACTTCTAATATACAAAAAATAGTTTAGCGAATCACATATCTTCCTAAACTTTTTCCTTGTATTAAAAACTGCAATGCATAGCGCATAGCATCCATATAGTGATTATAATTATCTATTGGCTTTGCATTTCTTTCTTGCCAGATGTAGTTGTTTAATTCTCTAATGATACCATGGCTTGATCTATCTACTATTATCTCATAGTCTTGCACAAGGGCAATCCCTGAAAGGATTGACCCTTTCTTCTTAATGGTAGGTCTGATATTAATATCCTGAGCCTTCAGCTCTGTGATGAGCCTCGGCTCACTGCTATCACAAATGATTAAGTCTATACCACAATGCTGTCTACACTTACTTGCTATCTGTGAAGTAGTCAAAGTCTTCTGTCCAAAGCCTTCTCTAACCCACATCTTCTTCTCTTCATTATCTACACTAATCTGTACAAGGGCTGTAATATCCTGTGAGAAACCTACATCGAGACCCCAACAGCTAAGTTCCTTATGCTCATAGTCTCCCACTCTCCAATTCTTATACACTACTCCCTCTGCTTTGCTTAGCCATCCACCCAATATAGCATGCTGATACTTATCTGGTCGCTTGAGCTTCATCTCTCTAATCTGCTCTAAGAACGAAGGAGACAAGTTATCTGCATTATCTCTGTAATCAGTATGAATGTAAGTAACATTCTTCTCATGGCCATTATAAGATTCAGGAACTCCCATGTTCTGAAAGAAGCGTTGGTAAATCCAATGCTCTTTCGTAGTAGGGTTCATAATCATTATACATCGGTTCTGCTTATCTTGAGTTCTAACTGAGAAGTCTATTTTATCAAAGGTATCTTCATCTACTAACTCCTCTGCTTCATCTAATACAAAGGTCGTAACTCCATTTAAAGACTTCAGAGCAGCTGTTTGATTACCACTTGATGTTCTGATACCTTTGAACATTATAGTACTCTTAGTGGTCATATTTATAATCTCATCCTTTGTGATTCGGAAGTCTGCTTGCAGACCCATAAGATCAATCTTTTCTATAAACTCAGGAATGATAGAAGTCTGAGCAGATAGCATAGTATATCGGCTGAATAAGATTCTGTGCCCTTCTTGGTAGGTTAGGTTGAGTAGAAATACTGCAACGCCAAAAGACTTACCGCTACCCCTTCCGCCAGTAACTATAAAGTACCTTGAGTCAGAGTTGAATAAGGATTGATACTTAGGATGTAGGGCTATCTGTGCTGTCATCTATTTCTGCGTCTTCTATTTCTTCTGCATCAACATCAATGGTATCTTCTTCTTTGGCTTTAGGCAGTTCCGTATTAAAGAAGTTAATAACGGGAGCATTGCTCCTTCTGGGAGCATGCTCCTGGATATTCTCACCCGCTTTGCCATAAGCATATTCTAATAGTAGTTTAAGATGCTGAAAGCTCTCACCAGATAGTTCAGCTAACTTCTCCATTGCACCTGCTTCTGAGCCATAAGTCTTCTTAATAGCATTAATAGCAAATTTACCAACCCTATCTTTTTTGGCTTGGTTCATTGCAGCTGGCTTTGTAGTTTCGTTTCCTTTAAGCTTTACTTTAGATGGAAGTCGTTTGTTATACTTCCTTCCATCCGTAGAGCGTATCTCATTACTTTTTGGTTTCTTTGCCATAATTCATTTCGTATAATTTTCTGTAGGTATCATGGACTGCATCCACTATATTGTCTTTGCTGTAAATAAACTCAGAGGTGCTTTCTTTTTCTCCTTGTCTAATCTTAACCGCATAGCTTCCTGTCTGCTTCCAATATCTCCCTTCCTTTATTGCTTGAGGCTCTACAGTCACATAGATATGTTTACTAAAACACCATAACATTTCATCAACGGGGTTAGGGGTCTTTGGAGACCCAAACCCCTGTTTCTTCTTTGGTTTGGGCATTAAATGTACACTCGGTTTCTGATAGCCCTTACCATAATGTCTAACTTCTCATAAATCTCTTCTAACTCTTCAGAGGCTAAACCATCAGTCATCTTATCAAATCTGCTACCCTCCCTTGCTATTAAAAGGAGTTTGTGTTTAAGAGCTTGGTTCTCCTTCTCTAACTCTATTAGACGCTCTGCAATCTCCTTTCTT